ATTAAAGTTTAGTGTACCAAATGCAGGGTCATAAATTTCTTCTACTGGTGAGGTAAAATAACCTTGAGTATCAAAATCTCTATTTAATAAACTATCTATTCCATATGGTGGCATTATCTTCTCCCGTCCGGTTGTGCATCAAGTCTTAAAGTTCCATATCTCCAAGTTTCACCTGTGCTATCATTTTCTATTTTAACAGCTACAAGTCTTCCTCGTGCCCTAGTATCTATCTTATCAGTAGATGATGTAATTGTAAAGGGACCGAGTGGTGAGCTTGCGGCTGTGTTGTTTGGATAGTCATTTAACAACAATGTAATCTTTGAGTTACCTGTAAGAACTTTAAAGTCTGGTATAAATCTTTTGACAGACATAAAGAACTCACCATCTCCTCTATAATCTACAATACCGGTTGATCCTCCTAATGCACTTCTTCTCTGTGTGATATCGAAATCTCCAGATTGTATGAAAGCGTTGATAGAGGTTGTTCCTGAGCTATTGACCTGATCTGTGCCAACCTCATGAGCATAATATGTTGATGCTCCATAAGTATTTGTAATCCCTAATATGTCAGGAAAAACTGGTGTTGCAGTTGAATTATATTCTGTTGCGTAAGGCACATTATAAACTCCAGTGTCCGCATAAGTCGTTCTAGCTAGAGACGAAGTAGTCCAAAGATTTTCATTGTAATTATAAGTAACACATCTATCAATTTGTTCAGATCCTGATTTAGGATAAAACCAATTTACTTCACCATATAAAGTATTATGTTCTCCATATATAATATCAGATGAATTAAAATTTATTCCTAAATTATCCCCTGTTGTTGTAAATACAAAATCTTCAACAAGACATGGTAATGATTTTACAGTACCATCAAATAAAAAGAAGCCACCTTCACCTGACATCCAAAATACTTTACCATCAGAATAAGTTAATGCGTGTTGTCCTATCAATCCACAATTGGTACCAACCTGTCTAACACTGAATGTAAAGGGTGGACCAACAAACTGAATTACATATGCGGAACTGTCTGTTAAAACTAAAGTATAATCTTTACCAGATACAGCTCCTACAATTTTATTTCCTTTATCTAATCTAAATGTACCCGCTGTGTTAGTAGCTGTAGGTGTGTATGTATTCAAATCTTCTTGATTAGAAAATCTAATAAACATTGGATCTTGAGTTGTAGGATCACCAATTGTTGTTTCAGTTCCAAAATGAAATAAATGTCTATCTCTGTCAGACACTTGTGTTAATCTTGATGCTGTTGGATTAGCTGACGTAGAAAAACCTGATGTTGATTTCGAAGCTCTAATTGTTCTAGCACTTGATGCTCCTGCATTCCAAGTAAAAGTTTCTCCATCTCTAATTGTTGCAACCAATACCTCTCCAAAATTATCTAGACTCCAGTTTCCTGGATCTAGAATTACATTGCTGGTTGCTCTAGCTGTACCCCAAGTTGATGCTCCCCATGTAGATGTGCTCCAACCATATCCTGCTGTTTGAGTTATTGGTCCAACTTCGACATAAGGATTGACTGTTGCAGCTCCAGCTGCAGACATACCAGATCCTCCTTCAGCACGTGAGGCTTGAATCGTAAAACTATCTGTTGCTGCTGTTAAAATTTCATATGATTTTTCTAATTCTGCTGCTGTAAAATCTGAGGCTCCGGTGACTGTAACAGAAGATAATGTTATATATCTCCCTGCAAGTAAACCATGAGAACCTTTGTGAATAGTTACTGTTGTTGATCCGCTAGTTGTAGAAATTGTGCAACTAGTTATGGCTGTATCAAGTGGAGAAATGTCAAAAAATTCTTCACCATAATATAAAAATAAACCTTGTGATGTTCCAATAGCTGCATATTTTTCTCCAGCTAGTGATGTCCAAGTGTGTTGTGCTCTTGCGGCACCCGGTAAAGTTTCTCCTGCAATACTTAATTGATTCCAACCACCTATTTTTTCCGGTAGTCCATATCTAAATCTAACAAAGTCACCATCTACCCATTGAGATTCACCTCCTGAATCTGTGACCATCTTATTAAAACCAGGCTTGAAATTTAATTTTTGTAGCATATAATTCTTATATAATACTTATTTAAATTATGAAAGAGACATATTAATGGAAAAAACTGTAAATATCACTAACTTTATTGGAGTGTATGATAATTATATTATAAAGCAAGAATGTGACAAAGCTATTAAATTATTTGAAGATCAAGATAAATTTAATAAAACTATAAACAGAATTGGTGGAGAGAATTCTTCTATACTCCAAAAACAAGATCAACAATATTTTGCTAATGGAGATAATATTGATGTGTGGTGGGAAAGTTTAAAAAGCATGATGGTTAATTTTGATATAGCATGGAATCATTATATAAAAACTATAGGTGCAGATGATGCTTTTGGAAATACCCCTTTTAAATTTACAACTTTAAAAATTCAAAAAACTTTACCTACAGAGGGATATCATGTCTGGCATGTTGAACATGGTAAAGGTTTTGAAAATGAACCTAGAGCTTTTGTTTTTTCTATATATTTAAATGATGTAGAAGATGGAGGAGAAACAGAATTTTTACATTTCTCCAAAAGAGTAAAACCTAAAGCCGGCCGTATTGTTATTTGGCCAGCCTCCTTTCCATATGTTCATAGAGGCAATCCACCTTTATCTGGTGAAAAATATCTTTTAACTTCTTGGATGATGTTAAGATGATTTCATCAATTAATGATTTACAAACAGATCAAAATAGAAATAGTATAAATATATCGTATCTTAGAAACGTAAATATAATTTTTGGTAATTATAATTTTCCTGAAATATTAAATAATTTTATAATTAATATTAAAAATAATTTAAATCCACAATTAAAAAATTACACCAACGTAAAAGGAGGAATGACTGATTGGAATTATTTTGTGGATAAACCTGAATTTATAAAATTTATAAATTATCTAATAAATAAATATCAACTCACACATTCCGATATATTTAAATATTTTTTAGAAAGAAAAGATATTCAAAATGCTTGGGGTAATGAAATAAATAAAGGTGATAAATTAGATTACCATATGCATCCTTGTGCTCATGGCATATTATATTTAACGAAAGGATGTGATTTAATATTACCTGAATTAAATTTAAAAATATCTCCTAGACCTGGAGACTACTACATACTACCATCTGAAATATTACATGGTTTTGATGAATACAAAGAAGAAAATACTAGATATAGTCTAGTATTTAATATTGTAGATAAAGACAGTAAATTTAAAATTAAGAACTATATGAAGTAGGTCTTGCACCTTTTTCAGATTCTTCTCTAGGATCTGCATCCCAATCAGCTTGTAGTTTAGATAAATGAGCTGCATCCCATTTGTTAATAAATTCTGAAAAAGATAATCCTGTGCTTTCCCAAGATGTATGAGGTGTTGTATCTCTGTATTCTACTTCATCTGTAACAACAGATGTTCCATATTGAATAGCCCAAAAATTTGAATAATCTTCTCTATCCCAAAAAGCATTATCATCAATTACATAACCAATTCCTTCAGAAGCACCTTCATCATGATTTTTTATAATTGTTTTATCTTCAAATATTACTGTCCATGTTGCATTAGTTGCCATAATTTCTCCTACGTTTTAATTACATACGTTACTGTTAAATAAGGTTGAAGCACTGAAGTTGCATCTCCTGTAAATGTTGCACTCATGTTATGAGAGTGACTTCCACCTGATCCAGAATTGTTTGTTGAAAAATTACCTTGTGGGCTAAAAGGACCTTTTTGAATAATTTGTGGAAAAGGAATTCCACCTGATGGATTTCCTACTGGAAAACTATGAGAGTGTGACGCAAGTTGTGGTGTTGACAAAGTAGCATTAGCTGTAGAACCTCCAACGTTTCCAGTTGAAGTTACAGTGTTTGCTCCACCAGTTGAAGCTAAAGCTTTATTTGGTGATTTTGAAACTGCTACATTGTCTTGTAGATCAGGTAATTTAAAAGTAGATGAACCATCTCCAGCTCCATAAGTTGTACCTATAATTGCAAATAATGCAGAGTAAGTTGATCTTGAAACTAATGCACCATTACATTCTAAGAAACCTGTTGGCACTGAGGCAGTAGACCATGGCACAATAGTACCTGTAGGAATACCTTCGATACCTGTAAGATTTGCTCCATCGAAATCGTATCTTGTTGCTTCGTAATTTGCCATATTCTATTTCTCCTTATACGTCCAACCTGTTGTAGCGTCTCCTGAAAAAACTAAGCAGAAAGCTGCGCCTTGTGTATTAACAACAAGATCAGCTGCTGCATTAGCTATATTAGATCCATTTCTCCCAACAGTCAATGCGTTACTATTAAAATCATATCCCTGATCTACAAATGAAACTTCATCTCCTGTAGCAGGCGACGCTGGAAGCGTAATTGTTACTCCCCCACCATTTGTATTTACTAAAAGTTGAGCACCAGCTTGAACTGTTTCTGCTGCTGAAACTGCTCTCCAATTTCTTTGCTCAGATAATTTTACAACGTTTGTTCCATCAGAATATAATACGTAGTTGTTTCCTTCACATAAAGCTACACCTGTTCCAGATGTAGTTTTAAAAGTTAAAGTGTTTCCTGCATGGTCGCATGCGTTTTGTATGTTGTAAACTTTTTCAATTGAATTTGGAATTGTTACGTTTAAATTTCCTGCTAGTGTACCTGTTAATTTAATAACATCATTTTTACCATTTGATAGAGCACCATTTGTAAATGTTAAAGCTCTACTAGCATTTGTTACGTTGAAAGTTGTAAAACCACCAATCGCTTGTTCTAAGATTAGTAGGTTAGTATTTGTAATTTGTCCCCAAGTTCCTGAATTTTCACCAGTTGCTTGTACAGTTAATTTTAAATTAGCTGATGTTGAATTTGCCATAATTTAAATTCCTTATTCGCGTTAATTTACTAAAAAATTGAGTTTGTGTCAAACTCATTATGCAGCTACTTCCTGCCATCCTGGAGGCGTAATAGGCGCTGTACCTGTATTTACTTCGTTCCAGATTAAAGCACTACCAGAACCTTGAGCCATAGTCAAGGCATTTCCTGTTACTAAAACATCTACATGAACTACAGCAGTAACAGAAGCTAATTGATTATTCATCGGTATTCCAGTTACTGCAACGTCTTGACCAGGAACACCTACAGCTGTACCTAATGCAGCTGTCATAGCTTGTCCTGTAGGACTAGCCCCTGCTCCTGCTTGACCTTGAACAGTTCCAAGAGCACCAATCATAAAGTTTCCAGTTATTGATGCATCTGGTGCTGGGTCTACATTACCTAAAGTTGCTTGTGCTACATTTAAAGTATTAAGTGTTAAGTTTGCATCACCTGTAGCTGTTAAAGTTCCAGCAGCTGCAGTCATTGCAATACCTGTTACATCAACGTTTGCAAACTGACCTTCAACTCCCCACGCATTAACATTCCAACCTTGTCTACCCCAACCTGTTTGGTTAAATGCGTCTACGGTTCCAAGACTCATAGTTGCAAAATTAGTTGAAAGCATTGCATCAGGACTAGCATCTGCAGTGCCTAACGCAGAGGTCATTGGAAGACCTGTTTGGAAAATAGTAGTTGCAATATCAATGGTTACACTTCCAAGTGCACCTGTTATTGTTTGATTATTATTTGTAGAATTAGTTGCGTTGACATCAATTGATGCTACGACAGTTCCTACATTGAAAGTCGCAGCAATCCCTGTTGGAATGACTGTGCCAGCAACACCCCAAGCAAAATCACCCCAGTTGTGTCTTCCCCAACCGGTATTAATTTCACCTACAGTTGTTTCATCTCCTAAAGTTGCACTAAGTGCAATACCTGTAACTTCAGGTGATGGATTAGCTGAGTCGTTCCATTGGTTTTGGCCCCAAAAGCCGGTATTCCAAGTTCCTGATGCCATAGGATTTTAACTCCTATGAATTAACCAGAGATTCTTAAAATCGCTGCTGTTGATGTAGGCGCTGGAAACTGAATTGTAAATACACCTGATGTTGCTACTTTATCTGCTCCAAAATCTAAAGCTGCAACAGCTGCATTAGTTGCAGTTGCTGAAGTATTGTAGATTAAAGCTCCTCTAGCAGTTATTGACACACCAGTGAAAGATCTGTCTGCAAAATCAACTCTTGCTACACCAGCTGTAATAGAAGTTCCACTATTAACAAGTGCACCGCCACCAGAAGTGTACTGACCTGAGTTTGGAACTTGGTTTCCAGTTGTAAAAGAAGTTGTTGCCGAGTTTAGAGTAGCTGAAGAAGTATAAAGAGCGATTTTAAACTTGTCACCACCAGATGATTTAAAATTGTGTTCACCTTCTAAAAGTTCTTTTTTGAAGCTGTTCGCAATTGCCTGTGTAATAGCCATAGTTTCCTTCGTATAATTGCAAGAGATCATTTGGCCCTTTCAAGAATGAAAATGCTTCAACTAAGCATGCATACAATAAGCCATTGGGAAAATTTTGACTAATATATGTGGTTGTATTTGTACTTGATAATGTCTCTGGTTTCAAGATATAATTTAATTGAATAGTATAAGTAGCATTTGGCGTTGGAGCTAATACTATCGTATCATTATCCCACCAGCTGTAATATTTTGGAACACCTTGAGCATTTGTAGGATTAAATTCTGACATAAAACTTGAATCTCTCCATTGTAAAAATTCTCGATTATCAGCAGCTCCCACTCCATCAGAATCTACTATTTGAGCTGATCTAATTATTAAAGTATCAACTGGAGTATCAATAAATCTTGTACCTGCAATTACTTGAGCTGTTACGTATCTCTTGTTTGCATCTACATCAACATCTCTCATAATTCTTAATTCTGCATCTCTGATAATATCATTTACAATAGAATCTGTTAAAACAGTATTTGACACTTCTGTGTAATCTCTAATTTTTTGTACTAGTTCAGCGTATGTCATGATATTATTATTGTAACCTCCCCTAAATCAGCTTGTGCTTGTCTAGCTGTATTTATAGCTGTTCCATTTTCAGGAACCATACTATTTGAATTTGTACTAAAAGAAAATGGTGCTGGCAATGTTAAATTTACAGCAATTCCTCCACCACCACCAGATGCAACCGTAAAAGTTTGTGGTCTTGCATTTCTTAAACCTTGTCCATCTGCAGTAGTTGGCTTCGGATCTAATTGTGGATGTTTTGCTTCAAACTCTGATACATGAACTCTTGATCCATTCCATTCAATAACCATTTCAGAATATGGAAATGCTAAACCAGAACGGTCAGATATAAATTGTGCGTATTTTCCTTTTGCTAAATTAGACATTTGGGTAA